CTTGCCTCAATGAGGCTATCAGTTCCACGAGTTGTATTAGAAACTTTAAACTCAGCAAAAATTCCAGTTGAATCCTCGGTCATATTTTTCATGCGACCAATTGGCTTTTTTGGGTCATGCTCTAAAAGCAATTTAACATTTTTAGGGTCATCTATTTGAATTGAGTTTGCCTCAAAAATTACTTTTCCTGCGCTAGTGTTTCCAATTTCATCACCATAAGGTGCAATCTTTCCAGCAATGATTCTGCGGGATTCTGAAGCTTCTAAATCTGCGCTAAAGTTAATTATTTCCATTTGGGCTTAGTTCTTCCATTTCTCTCGCTTGTTCAACGGTTATTAGTTCAAGTGCAAGCATTTTTTCAATAACTGCAAGTCTTTCCATTGGGTCGCTTCTTAAGAATCCTGAATCAATATCAAAGCGAATTTCTTGTGTAACGGGCGACAGGTCGTCCATTGAAAAACGCCTCTCAACCGCTTGGATATAAGGCGCGAGAGTGAAGGAAACGAGTTGGCGTCTGTTATCTAATATGTTCTGATAAACCATGCTGTTATTCATATCGCAATTTAAATAGAACGCGTCAATGTTAAACAGTCTGCAAATTTGCGCACTCATATTTTGTAGTGCGTCCACATACATCATATCTTTAGGAGAAAATGCTGTTGCTTGGTATTCTAAACTTGAAGTTAAATAAGCAGTTGACCTTGTATCTCTAGCGCGACGCCAAGCAGACAACAATCCAGCAACTTCTTTTTCACCCATATCCGCGCCATTATTTTTCAATATTCCCGCTGGTTGTGGAGTTGATGAGGCAATTGATACTGCTCTTTCTAAATCAACAGCTGCTCTAAGTATTCTTGCACCTGAAGTTAGTAATGGGTCTTTGCCTAATTGTATTGTGATTAAACTGCCAATTCCTGACATTGGTATTGCATTTCCATCAAGAAAATATTGGTCAACATAAGTGTTATCTTTATTTAATTCAACTGTAACTCTTGAGTTTCTAATGTATTCAAAACGAGAAGGTCGTCGGTCGTCCTGATATTCCTCAACCACTTTCAGATAAGCGACAGAATACCAAACGAGGCTATCCACAATCCAACTAAGAGTTACATTGTTTGGCGCATTTCTTTCTAATTGATTTACCCAAGGTAGGTTAGGAATTTCCTCGCCAGTTGCTTTTGAATAAGTGGAAAGTTCCATGCCACTAATAATTCCGCAAATAATGTTGCGTGCCTGTTGAACTGAAGGAACGGTGATTGCCTCAGCTCTATCAATTGTAAATGCAGAAAGTGGAGTGTAATAATTAAAAGGGTCGCCCATAACTGAAGGGGCTAGTTGAGCCGTAATATCTGTTTTTGGTGAAAGTCCTACTAAATCGCGGAAAAATCCCATTAGAGAATTATATCAGAATACTCAGACAAAAATCTGAGGAACTGAAATTGGTTTTGAAAATAGGTGAACCAACATTGCTGTGGAAATTGCGGCTGTCACATCTCCAGCGGATTTCCTTCTTACGATTCTCCAACCTGCGTCCGAGTTTTTAGCTGCACAATTATTCATTGATGAAACCCACTCAGGTTGACCTGAGTGAACTAACCTTTGATTAGTTAAAGCGTCGGATAATTCCCCACAAGCTTGGTAAAAAGACTGCCCGCTGACATCAACGAGCTTGTGTCCCTGTTGTTCTAATTTTTGAGCTATTGAGGCAGTTGCATATTTATCATAAGCAACTTGAACAGGACGGTAAAGCATTGCCCATTTATGGATTGCTTCGGTCATTTTTAATTCATCAATTGCCACATCTGAACTGAAGGTTTCCATGATTCCAACGCCAATTTTGCCATCTACCATTTGTGCAGCTACTAATGACCCTGCTCGTTTACTTGGACTAACATCAAAAGCAAAAATGGTCATTGCCCCAACTGGTAACAATAACTGTGAAATTGAACAAGCCTGAATTGAGCCATAAGTCCATGGGCTGGTCTGAGAATCAATCCACATACACAGCGTTTCAGTCATTGTGGCTTCAATTGTGTTGGTAGCAATGCTTTCCTCAATTGCTTCCTCAGTTACGGTATAACCAAGGGCGGGATTAGCCATTGCCCAATATTTACGGTTATGTATGTCAGACCTTGCTTGTATTGGTGCGGAATACTCCCAAAAGCCAAATGTAGGACTTGGATACTCTAAAGCTTTTTCCCTTAGCGTGTTAAGACTTTCGGAAAAATAATCGCCTGCGTTGCTAGTAAACAATGTTTGAGAGTTTGGTCTTGCTCGTGTTGTTGGGACAGCTGCTTTAAATGCTTCAGGTGACACATCTCGTAATTCGTCAATGTAAAGGAAATCGCAGGTCTTACCGCGACTGCCATCAGAGGTTGCAGCAACAATTTCATATCTTGCCCCATTGAGTAAAGTAATTGATTCTTGACCGTTTGCGTATCTAATCTGTCTTACCTGCTTTTTTAGAAAGTTATTATCCTCAATAGTGTTAGCAACTTGCCTAAATGTATCTAATGCCATGTTTCTGTTTGAGGACATTGCCAAAATGTTCTTTTCGCCAAATAAGAACAGACCAGCCAAGATACGCATACGAGCTAGGTGCGTTTTTCCTGATTGTCGGCTAACAAGCACCAAATTACTCTTTTTGACGAACATGTTGTTTTTATCAACGGTTAACATGTCACTTAACACATAATGCTGCCAAGGCAACAAAGGCATACCAATTTTTACAGCTAGTTCAGCAATCTCATCAACTCTTGATTTGCCTTTTGCTGTGGGCGTTTGCAAACGCGGTTTTGTGCTACCTAACAGCTTCTTTTTCGTCGCCCCTCGTTGCGCTGGTTTGCGCTTGGCTTTTACGGGTTTCTCTTGGCTACTCATGGCTTTTGAAAAGGTGACTCAGGCTTTGTGGCGACCGTCGCGGGGAGAGAACGGTCTGGAAAGGCAGGGGGGGTAGAACCTGACCTAAAAAAAAGGGTATTTGCACCTTTTGCGCCTTTCAATTGGTTACAACGACGACAGGCTGCGACTAAATTGTCTTGGTCAAAGAGGCTTCCGCCACTTACTCGGCTTTGAACATGGTCAACTTGGTCAGCCTCTTGACCACAGTAGGCACATGTATAACCATCACGAGCTAAGACCCTAAGCCTTACCTCTTTCCATCTACCCGAACCAAGTGCTGCTTTACTCAATGCCACCCTTTAATCTTAAAGTGTTGTAATGCTTTACACGCATTAGTATAGCCATTGGTATCAACACCATACCTATGAAACAGATAGTCAAGACCCCAATCAATTTGATGATAACCATTAAGAGTAGATAGATACTTGCTCTTACCTTGTGGAATACCATGGTGACTACCGTTCTTAGCATTGGGATTCCATGCGCTTTCTTTACCATACAGCTGTGACAAACATTTGAATTGTTTAGTACTTTCTATTTTCAAAGCTGCATATTCTTTGTATGAAATCATTTGCACAGGTTTGTATTGATAGGCAGAAACGGAATCAATTTTCTTAAAGACAATGCTAATTAACAATAAGCATACAGCTGCCCCAATAACTAGCAGCAACGAACTCGCGAGCAATCCGCTGAAGCGGCTCGCGTTCGCGCTCTTAGGCGCGTCGCTTGCTGATAGTGTACTCAACTTGTCAATAGGATTCACCATAACCGCAGGTCAGACGGCATGTCATATTGAAGTCCAACCAATATACACAGCATGTGGATTGTTTTCTAACCATTGCTGCCTTAGCTTGTTTTGATAAGCCCAATCAATATCATGGCTATTATCCGTATCCTTCAACCCATTTGTGTTTACAGTTATTGCAGTCATGTAGATACTCCCTACCTGCTGTTATTGTGTTTGTGTTATACCCTAGACACTCAGGGCATTGGTCTTTTTGCATAATGTGTAGCAGATACCGCTTTCCATTTTCCATGCCCCACATTTAGTGCAACGGACAACTGCTTTATCAGTTATAGCCTCAATTCTAGCCTTTACCCCTATGTTATGGCATTTGACACACATAACAACCACATGTTCCTCACCTGCGTCAAAGCCCGCTTTTTCATAAAACAGCATAGGTTTAGCGCATTTATTACATTTAAATACCCAAGTTAGGTCAGACAAAGGCAACCTTGCACAGATTATCTACTGTTATCAGATAACCCCTTGTTGAATACTCTGGACGATTCATTT